AGAAAGCATTGAAGGAAAAACAAGATGCAGAGCTCTTGGCGATCACAGAAAAATATACTGTGAAGGAGAAAGAAGTTGTTGAAAAAGCAGAGAAAACAAAGGAAGAATTAAGGAAGAATACTATTGATTCAGTTCTTGCAATGACGAATGCTGCATTCTCTTTATTCAAAGCACTGGATCAGGGACGTGAAGATGATGATGAGAAAACAGCTAAGAAGAGATTTGAAAGAGGAAAGAAAATGCAGATGGCATCTGTGGTCATGAGTACAGCATCAGCTATTATAGCAGCGTTATCAGCTCCGCCAGTGGGTCTTGGTGTTCCAGCTGGGATCCCAAGTTCAATCACTGCTGGACTAACTGGAGCAGCATCACTTGTTTCCATTGCCAAAACTCGTTTTGATGGAGGATCAACATCTATTCCAGACGCACCAAATCAAACAGCTGCATTGATCCCTGACACATTTGCTCCATCTGATACATCTGCTGCAAGTGTTGAATCCCTTACAGATAAACCAATCAAAGCGTTTGTAGTAGCACAAGACATGACATCACAACAAGAAATGGACGCAAACCTTTTACACCACGCAACATTATGAAAACAATAGAATTATTAATTGATGAAGATCTTGAACTGACTGGAATAACAGCAGTGAGTTTGGTTCGCTTTCCAGCAATAGAAGAAAATTTTGTATTCTTCAACAGAGGTGACAGATATGTCATGGCAAAAATTGACGAAGCTAAGCGCATGTTGATTGGGCCAGCTCTCATTCCAGAGAAGATGATCCCAAGATACAATGAAGAAGCAGACGAAGAATATGAAGTGTTCTTTTCAGTTGAGACAGTCAGGCAAGCATCACAGCTGTATATGAAAGAGGAAAGAACGAACTCACACACATATGAACATGTTGATGATGTAGATGGACTGACAGTCGTTGAGTCGTGGCTGATTGAAGATCCCAAACGTGATAAGGCATCACTATATGGCTTTGACAAATTGCCAGTTGGAACATGGATGTTAGCAATGAAGATCAACAACGAAGAAATGTGGAATGCTATCCTGAAAAAAGATGTGCGTGGTTTTTCTATTGAAGGATATTTCACTGATGAATTAGTGAAGGCCCAAAAGATTGAACACAGATCACCATGTCCAAACTGTCCAAAGGATGAAGAAACGCTGGAGCTCTTGAAAGCTCTTGTATTGGAAGAAATGGAAGCAGTGATGACATTGGATGGGAAACCTCTCTGGAGCTCTCAGGAGGAAGCAGAGCTATATGGTGAGCTGTTTAATAGTTGTATTGGATCACATGAAATGACTGTGAATGATACAGTGCTTTATATGGCTTGTGAAGAGCATGCAAAGGGGACAGAATAGAAGTAAACATATATCCATTTGAACAAGCAATATCATGAGCAAAACAATAGACAAAATTCGAGGACTTTTAAACCTCCCAAACCTTACCAAATTCTATGCAGAAGCAAGATTGGATGATGGTCGTCTCGTAGTCACTGAGGCCGAATCTATGGCTGTTGGAGTTGAGATTTCTGTGATGTCTGACGAAGGCAATGCAGACGTACTTGAGGATGGCACATATGCTCTGGAAGATGGAACTGTTCTTATAGTACTTGATGGTCGAATTACTCAATTAGGAGAAGAAGAACCAGCAGTTGAAGAAGAAGTTGAAGTGGAAGTTGAGCTTGCTGAAGGAGATGAAGCTGATGTTCAGGATTGGGCTGGAATGGAGAAACGCATTCAGAATCTGGAAGATGCTGTTGCCGATCTCAAAAGTGATAAGGTAGAGGCATATGAAGATACAGACGAAGACGAGAAAATGTCTGAGTTAGCATCTGAAATCAATGCAGCATTTGAACATGTGATGGAACGTCTTTCAGCAATGGAAAATGAACCAGCATCACAAGGTGTGAATCACTCACCAGCTAAAAACAAAAACAAGGACATGGATCAAGAGACATTTTCATCATTGAAAATATCTGACAGAGCACATGCAATTATTTCAAACTTCGCAAAAAACTAAAATGAAGTATATCAAAAAAACCTCATTCAATGCAGAGGATAAAAGCATTGCAAAGAAGCATGAATTTGATGGCCCAGCATTAACAACTCCAACATACGCTGGAGAGTTAGCTTTGCCATTCGTGAGTGCTGCCTTGAAAAGTGGTGCTACTCTGGCAAATGGATGGATCAGAACTATTGACAATGTATATTACAAAGCTGTAATAAACTCAATCGAAGGTGCTTCACTCATTGTTGATGCAACATGTGATTTCACAGATGGTGGAACTGTAACTATTGCAGAGAACATTCTTGTGACAAAGGAACTCGCTGTGAATATTGATCTGTGCAAATCTACAATGCGTCAATCATGGTTAGCAGCTGAAACTGGAAACAGTCTCAACTCAAATATGCCAGTGGCTTTCACTGACTATGTGATTGGACACATCGCTGGATTAGTAGCTCAGGCAACTGAGGTGGCAATCTGGGGCGGAGCTGCTGCAACTGCTGGATCATTTGAAGGATTCTGTACTGCTGCAACTGGAATTTTGGTTACTGCTGATGATTACGTGTACGTAAATACAGCAACTCCTTTCACAAAAACCAATATTGTAGCACAAATTGAAGCTGTACTTGATGCAACAGATTCAGCTGTAATTGCTAAAGCTGACTTTGCTTTGTATGTATCACCAAAGACAGCTTTCTTCTACCAACAACATCTTGGAAAGGAAGGATATGCAAACGACTACCAAGCAAACGAAAAACCAGCTAACATTTACGGATATCCAATATATGCATGTCCAGGAATGTTAGAAAATCAGATCATTGCTACATACGAAAGCAATCTTGTATTTGGATCTAACATCCAAACAAATATGACTGAGGTAAGAACAATTGACATGAGTCCTATTGATGGATCTGACAATGTACGTTTCATCATGCGATATGCAGCTGGAGTACAAGTTGGAGTGACTCCAGATGTGACTTGGGGATTCTACACAGCACCTTAATATTAACAACTGAAAAATACGAAATATGGCATGTAAATTAACAGCTGCGATTGGACTCAACTGCAAAGACACAGTTGGTGGAATCAAGGCAATATATTTTAGTGATTTCCAAGTTGAAGGATATTCTCTGATGACATTTGCTTCAGGTGTTCTGGATGGTGTTGGAGTAGATCAGACAGCATACAGATATGATGTGCAACCAAATACAGCTTCGCTTGTAACTACTGTCACAAACGAACCAGCTGGATCTGCTTCATATGATACAGCTCTGGAGGTAACTTTGAATATCATAAAGCAAACGACATCTGACGAACTTCAAAATTTAATCCAGACCAGAACTTTCTGCTATGTATTGGATGCGAATGACGATGTGTATTGTTTGGGTCTTCAGAATGGATGTACTGTCACTGGTGGAACATTTGTAACTGGTCAAGCTAGAGCAGATCTGAGTGGATATACTCTCACAGTAACTTGTGGAGAATCTACATATCCGCCAACGATAACACCATCTGTTTCAGCGGTCGCTGCTGAGTGGCCATTTGATGCAGTTGATGCTGGAAGTCCTCAGAAAATAACTCCAGTGAATCCAGCATAGGATTTGAACATAACTAACTGAAAGAGGGGTGGCAATACGCCATCCCTTTTTTTTTAACTATATTTGAAAAAATGGTACAACTCACTCAAGGAACAAATACTTTGTATCTGAATGTTAGCGATTACAAATCTGTTGGAACTTCTCCAGTTTACAAAATTCGTTTGACAGATGAAGCAACAGAAAATTCAATTTATTTCACTTTGAACATAGCGATCTCTGAAGGTGGTTGGAATGGACGAAGGTTGAAAGGTCAAATTAATGTCAATGATACTGCTCTTGAGGATAAGCCATTTGGAATTATACATTTGAAACAGCCACAATTTCTGGAAGGGTTTTATCAGATGAACATATATGAAGAAACAGTGAAAACAACACTGATCGGAAAAAATTTAGCTCATCTGGAAAGATCAGCTGGAGAAGATGGATATAATAGATTTGAATCATACGAAGATCGTGTAACATACAAGGCATATGAAGAATAATAAAAGTGAGTTTTCAGTGATGGGAATGCCAGTGCATGACGTTCCACAATTTGAAGAAGTACAAGGAAAGGATTGGATCTCATATGGATCTGATGACTGCTATGGAGACTATTTGGAGAGTTTGTATCTGGGATCTTCAATACATTCTGCAATTGTAAATGGTGTTGGAGCTATGATCTACGGAAAGGGTCTTGATGCGGTTGAAAGAGATGATTCAGAAGCCAATAAAGAGCAGTGGTTGAGACTTCAAACACTCTTGAATACCAGTGATGATGATCTGCTGAAGAAACTTGCTCTGGATCTGAAGTTGTATGGTCAATGTTATGTGAATACAATCTGGAACAAAGCGAGAACATCAGTTGTTCAGATGAAACACTTGCCAGTGCATACAATGAGAGCTGGAATTGCTGACAGTGATGGAAAAATACATGAATGGTATTACAAAAGTTCATGGAACAGAGCAAATGACAGAGTGAAACCGAATGTGCTCAAATCATTTTCAATTGAGGACAGAACATCTGCTTCAACAGTTCTTCAGATCAAACGATATTCACCTTCTTTTCACTACTATGGTTTGCCAGACAGTCAGGGATCAAATGGATATGTGGAGCTTGACATCCAAGTGCAATCTTTTCATCTCAACAATATCAAAAATTCTCTAATGCCCAGCATGATGCTGAGTTTTTCTAATGGGATCCCAACAGATCAAGAGAGATCTGATATTGAGCGCAAAGTTTATGAGAAATTTTCTGGAAGCAACAACGCTGGAAAATTATTAATTACATTTAACGATGGCCCAGAGACAGCACCGAAGATTGAACCGATTACAAGCAATGGATCAGATGATATGTACACTTACTTATCAGGAGAAATCACAAACAAAGTTCTCACTGGTCACAGAATCACATCACCTCTTTTGTTTGGTGTTTCTGGAAATTCAAACTGGGGATCGAATGCTGATGAATTAAATGATTCATATTCACTTTTCCATAACACTGTGGTTGAGGAATTTCAAGATATTTTGCTCAAAGGACTTTCGCCAGTTTTCACAGCTAACAGCATAAATCTGGATTTGTTTTTTGTGCCTTCAAAACCAGCTAATTTCATAAATATTGATGACGACACAACAGAGGTCGCAGAAGCTCCAAAAGAGGAAATGAGCACAGATGTACACGAGACAGATGAAACTCTCTTGGATGCTCTTATTTCGCTTGGAGAGGACGAACCAGAAGGATATGAACTTATCGATTCTCGAAAGGTAGATTATGATGATGAAGATCGACTTGATGGAATGATTCATGGCGTAAATCTTGCCTCAGCAATTTCTGTTTCTGGAGACAAATCCAACTCTCAAGATAATGAGCTGTTCAAAATAAGATATCAATATGCTCCATTGAAGTATGATCAGATGGAATATAAGAGCAGATCTTTCTGCGTAAAGATGGTTGAAGCAGCAAGATATTACACCAGAGAAAACATCATCAAAGCTGGTGGAGAAGGTGTCAATGATGGATGGGGGCCAGATGGATCCAATAAATATTCGATCTGGTTTTACAAAGGAGGCGGCAGCTGTGCCCATTATTGGATGAGAACAACGTGGCTTCAGAAAGACAATCAAAAAATCACTGCAAAGCAAAGACAAGCAATCATAAATGAGATGGATCCAGATGATCGTGATCCAGTCCGAATAAAGAAGAATGATTCAAAGGTTGCCAAACGTCCAAGAGACATGAGAAATAGAGGGTTTCTGCCATCAAATAAAGCAGCACAGAACATCAAAACTCCAGTGAATTACGAGAAACCAAAAGAAGATAATTAATCATGGCAAGTACAACAATCGTATTAGTATCACCTTCACGTGTTCAACGTGATACAGCACTTGGTGGATCTGTCGATCCAAATGTTCTATTTCCAGCTATCTTACAAGCTCAAGAGAAATGGATCTTGCCAGTGATGGGAACAGATCTTTACGTGAAAATAAAAGCACTCATTTCAGCTGGAACGATTGATGACGTTGCAAATCAAAAATATGCAACTTTGCTAAATGATTATGTGATACCATGTCTTGTTCAATTTAGCTTTATGGAAGTGATTCCAGTGCTACGTGTGAGATTCGTGAATAACGCTGTTGTTGCCATGAACTCTGAACAAGGTGGATCAGTATCATATGATGACATTAAACCACTAATTTCAACTGCCAGAGATATTGCATCATGGTACAAAGAAAGACTGATTGACTACCTATGTGCAAACTCATCTCTATTTCCAGAATTTACAAGCAACACATATCCAGATGTTTCTCCATCATCAGCAAATTATACTCAGGGTTTAAATGTGGAACGATCGTACAACAAATCAGAAGCAGAAGCACTTTTGAGATTGATCACTGGGCCGAGAGTATGAAGATCAATAAAAGAACCAGAGCAAATATCAGAAGATTAAAAAAATACATTAAGAAACATGGCAACAAAGAAAGTAACTCAACTCGCAACAGCGACAAGTGCAGCGGATCTGGATCTTGTGATGATTGTCGATGTGGCTGACACAGCGATGTCACCAGAGGGAACAAATAAGCAGATCACAAAAGCAAATCTACTTTCTGGTGTTGGTGGAGGATCTGAAATAGGTATCACAAATATTCGAGGTTTTACACAAAATAAAACTGGATCCCCTACTAATTGGATGGGGTATCATCACAGCTTTTATCCTTTAATGTCAATTGACTTTCAACAAACAAGCACAGCAGACTTTGATATTACTTGGACAGAAATTGTTGCAGCGACAGTGTATCATGCAACTTCAGCGACTCCATCTCTTGTGGAATTTGAAGGAAACTTGATAACAAATGCTAGTGTAGATGTTGATTTATCATTGTGGTATGTTAGACCACTATGTGCTGGATCAAGTAAAGGAACTATGAAACACATTGTAACTAAATCCTTCACCACTTCATCTAATGTGTATGAATGTTTTTCTGGAACTTTGTCACAATCACTTTTGAAAGGTGATATTATTATTCCATTAATAAAAACAAGCGATAACAATTTGGTTAAGTTTACTGGAACTTTCAGAACAAAACAATTATAAAAAATGGATATTTTAGCAGTTGCAGCATCATGTTTTGTGGGAATACTTGGAACGTGGATCAGGATGACAAATGATGTGACCAAAATCAAAGCACGAATTTTCTCACTGGAGAAACAAGAAGGTGAAGTGAAATCTCTATTGAAAGAACTCTGTATTGGAATGCAAGAAATTAAGATCTTGCTTGCAGAAAAAGGAATCAAATAATTTAAAAAAATATATTATGGAATTTATTATTGAAAACTGGGCTGTCTTGCTCATAGGCGTTTTGGCATTTTTGAAGATCATTGTGAATCTCACACCAACAACAAAGGACAACCAAATCTTTGGATATTTGGATGTATTGATAACAGCAATAACTGGAGATCGTAGAAAGAGGAAGTGAGAGATCATCTTCTGAAATTGCTATCAAATTTCGATCTCTCTCAGATCTTTAAAACAAAAGGAGATTTGAGAAGATGGAGTGCAAAGAGATCTCTGGGAGGATTGATCTGCATCACTGCT